ACTGTCGCCAGACAAATTAACCCGTACATCAAAGTCGATATACCGGAAACAACGCGCGGCGCTCTTTACTCGTTCGTTTACAACGTGGGCGCTGGCAATTTCAGAACATCGACGCTTCTTCGCAAAATAAACCAGGGCTATATCAAAGGCGCATGTGACCAGCTACGTCGCTGGACATATGCTGGCGGTAAGCAATGGAAAGGGCTGATGACCCGTCGTGAGATTGAGCGTGAAGTCTGTTTGTGGGGGCAGCAATGAGCAGAGTCACCGCGATTATCTCCGCTCTGGTTATCTGCATCATCGTCCGCCTGTCATGGGCTGTTAATCATTACCGTGATAACGCCATTACCTACAAAGAGCAGCGCGACAAAAACGCAAGAGAACTGAAGCTGGCGAACGCAACCATTACTGACATGCAGCAGCGCCAGCGTGATGCTGATGCACTCGATGCTAAATACACGAAGGAGTTAGCTGATGCGAAAGCTGAAAATGATGCTCTTCGGCGCAAGCTTGATAATGGTGGCAGGGTGCTCGTCAAAGGAAAATGCCCTGTGCCATCCTCAGCCGAAACCTCCAGCGCCTCCGGCATGGGCAATGATGCCACCGTCGAACTCTCTCCAGTTGCTGGACGAAACGTTCTCAGTATCAGATCTGGAATCATCAGCGACCAAACATCACTGAGAACGCTTCAGGAATACATCAGGACGCAATGCCTTCGATGATAGCGATAATTTTACTCATCATCCTTCACATCTGGCTCTGTAGACAGGGTGGTGCTCACTTCTGGAGTGAATCATGGTTAAACATCTCATTGCTGATGCTTGATATTGAGCATCTGGCGCGCGGTAAGGGGCTGCGTTGAGATAACAGCCAGTCATTAAAAATACCTGGATTTAGCCTCGCATTCGCGGGGCTTTTTTATTGCCATTACAAAAGCCACTCCCTACAGAGTGGCTTTGATAATGGCTTATACCCTACACGGGATAACTTAACTGATATCCCTTTTAACGGATAAAGGTATTCAAGCCTGACACATCATGCGCTGTATCGTCGCCGTATTCCCGTATTAACAGAGACCGTAGCCCGACGGGGAACTCCTTCTGCGAGAGTGTGCGGGAATAATCAAAAACGATGCACACCGGGTTTTTACCGCGTTTATGGTTCGCGGGTTTGTCCCTCATGCTCGCCAGTCCTGTGCGAGGGTGGAAGAAACAGGACGTGTATTCAGGTCTGTGCGACCGTGGTCGCACGCATTTCTTTTATTGCTTTGAGGTAGATATGTCAGTTGCTGTTTTCGAGGCACTCAATGCACGTATTAACCAACTTGAAAGTAAGGTGAAGGAATACGAGCAGCGACAGGCTGAGGCAGATGAGAAGACTCAGAACGAACTTTTCCTGGAGTTTCTTGCCATCGTTCACGAACTGATGCCGTTAGTTAATCAGGCGCTGATGACAGGACTGAAGGATGGAGATTTACACAGTAGGTAAACCTGATCTTCTGTCTTACGGGTCCTTTCCGGTGATCCGGAGCGTTACGGGGCGGAAGGCGCGCGGGTTTTCGCTATTTATGAAAATTTTCCGGTTTAAGGCGTTTCCGTTCTTCTTCGCCGTAACTTAATGTTTTTATTTAAAACACCCCCTGAAAAGAAAGGAAACGACAGATGCTGAAAACGGGCTTTTTGGCCTCTGTCGTTTCCTTTCTCTGTTTTTGTCCGTGGAATGAACAATGGAAGTCAACAAAAAGCAGCTGGCTGATATTTTCGGTGCGAGTATCCGTACCATTCAGAACTGGCAGGAGCAGGGAATGCCCGTTCTGCGAGGCGGTGGAAAGGGTAATGAGGTGCTTTATGACTCTGCCGCCGTCATAAAATGGTATGCCGAAAGGGATGCTGAAATTGAGAACGAAAAGCTGCGCCGGGAAGTTGAAGAACTGCGGCAGGCCAGCGAGACAGATCTCCAGCCAGGGACTATTGAGTACGAACGCCATCGACTTACGCGTGCGCAGGCCGACGCACAGGAGCTGAAAAATGCCAGAGACTCCGCTGAAGTGGTGGAAACCGCATTCTGTACTTTCGTGCTGTCGCGGATCGCAGGTGAAATTGCCAGTATTCTCGACGGGATCCCCCTGTCGGTGCAGCGGCGTTTTCCGGAACTGGAAAACCGACATGTTGATTTCCTGAAACGGGATATCATCAAAGCCATGAACAAAGCAGCCGCGCTGGATGAACTGATACCGGGGTTGCTGAGTGAATATATCGAACAGTCAGGTTAACAGGCTGCGGCATTTTGTCCGCGCCGGGCTTCGCTCACTGTTCAGGCCGGAGCCACAGACCGCCGTTGAATGGGCGGATGCTAATTACTATCTCCCGAAAGAATCCGCATACCAGGAAGGGCGCTGGGAAACACTGCCCTTTCAGCGGGCCATCATGAATGCGATGGGCAGCGACTACATCCGTGAGGTGAATGTGGTGAAGTCTGCCCGTGTCGGTTATTCCAAAATGCTGCTGGGTGTTTATGCCTACTTCATAGAGCATAAGCAGCGCAACACCCTTATCTGGTTGCCGACGGATGGTGATGCCGAGAACTTTATGAAAACCCACGTTGAGCCGACTATTCGTGATATTCCGTCGCTGCTGGCGCTGGCCCCGTGGTATGGCAAAAAGCACCGGGATAACACGCTCACCATGAAGCGTTTCACTAATGGGCGTGGCTTCTGGTGCCTGGGCGGTAAAGCGGCAAAAAACTACCGTGAAAAGTCGGTGGATGTGGCGGGTTATGATGAACTTGCTGCTTTTGATGATGATATTGAACAGGAAGGCTCTCCGACGTTCCTGGGTGACAAGCGTATTGAAGGCTCGGTCTGGCCAAAGTCCATCCGTGGCTCCACGCCCAAAGTGAGAGGCACCTGTCAGATTGAGCGTGCTGCCAGTGAATCCCCGCATTTTATGCGTTTTCATGTTGCCTGCCCGCACTGCGGGGAGGAGCAGTATCTTAAATTTGGCGACAAAGAGACGCCGTTTGGCCTCAAATGGTCGCCGGATGACCCCTCCAGCGTGTTTTATCTCTGCGAGCATAATGCCTGCGTCATCCGCCAGCAGGAGCTGGACTTTACTGATGCCCGTTATATCTGCGAAAAGACCGGGATCTGGACCCGTGATGGCATTCTCTGGTTTTCGTCATCCGGTGAAGAGATTGAGCCGCCGGACAGTGTGACCTTTCACATCTGGACAGCGTACAGCCCGTTCACCACCTGGGTGCAGATTGTCAAAGACTGGATGAAAACGAAAGGGGATACGGGAAAACGCAAAACCTTCGTGAACACCACGCTCGGTGAGACGTGGGAGGCGAAAATCGGCGAACGTCCGGATGCTGAAGTGATGGCAGAACGGAAAGAGCATTATTCAGCGCCCGTTCCTGACCGTGTGGCTTACCTGACCGCCGGTATCGACTCCCAGCTGGACCGCTACGAAATGCGCGTATGGGGATGGGGGCCGGGTGAGGAAAGCTGGCTGATTGACCGGCAGATTATTATGGGCCGCCACGATGATGAACAGACGCTGCTGCGTGTGGATGAGGCCATCAATAAAACCTATACCCGCCGGAATGGTGCAGAAATGTCGGTATCCCGTATCTGCTGGGATACTGGCGGGATTGACCCGACCATTGTGTATGAACGCTCGAAAAAGCATGGGCTGTTCCGGGTGATCCCCATTAAAGGGGCATCCGTATACGGAAAGCCGGTGGCCAGCATGCCACGTAAGCGAAACAAAAACGGGGTTTACCTTACCGAAATCGGTACGGATACCGCGAAAGAGCAAATTTATAACCGCTTCACACTGACGCCGGAAGGGGATGAACCGCTTCCCGGTGCCGTTCACTTCCCGAATAACCCGGATATTTTTGATCTGACCGAAGCGCAGCAGCTGACTGCTGAAGAGCAGGTCGAAAAATGGGTGGATGGCAGAAAAAAAATACTGTGGGACAGCAAAAAGCGACGCAATGAGGCGCTCGACTGCTTCGTTTATGCGCTGGCGGCGCTGCGCATCAGTATTTCCCGCTGGCAGCTGGATCTCAGTGCACTGCTGGCGAGCCTGCAGGAAGAGGAGGGTGCAGCAACCAACAAGAAAACACTGGCAGATTACGCCCGTGCCTTATCCGGAGAGGATGAATGACGCGACAGGAAGAACTTGCCGCTGCCCGTGCGGCACTGCATGACCTGATGACAGGTAAACGGGTGGCAACGGTACAGAAAGACGGACGGCGAGTGGAGTTTACGGCCACTTCCGTGTCTGACCTGAAAAAATACATTGCGGAGCTGGAAGTGCAGACCGGCATGACACAGCGACGCAGGGGACCTGCAGGATTTTATGTATGAAAACGTCCACCATTCCCACCCTTCTGGGGCCGGACGGCATGACATCGCTGCGTGAATATGCCGGTTATCACGGCGGTGGCAGCGGATTTGGTGGGCAGTTGCGGGCGTGGAACCCACCGGGTGAAAGTGTGGATGCAGCCCTGCTGCCCAACTTTACCCGTGGCAATGCCCGCGCAGACGATCTGGTACGCAATAACGGCTATGCCGCCAACGCCATCCAGTTGCATCAGGATCATATCGTCGGGTCTTTTTTCCGGCTCAGTCATCGCCCAAGCTGGCGCTATCTGGGCATCGGGGAGGAAGAAGCCCGTGCCTTTTCCCGCGAGGTTGAAGCGGCATGGAAAGAGTTTGCCGAGGATGACTGCTGCTGCATTGACGTTGAGCGAAAACGCACGTTTACCATGATGATTCGGGAAGGTGTGGCCATGCACGCCTTTAACGGTGAACTGTTCGTTCAGGCCACCTGGGATACCAGTCCGTCGCGGCTTTTCCGGACACAGTTCCGGATGGTAAGCCCGAAGCGCATCAGCAACCCGAACAATACCGGCGACAGCCGGAACTGCCGTGCCGGTGTGCAGCTTAATGACAGCGGTGCGGCGCTGGGATATTACGTCAGCGAGGACGGCTATCCTGGCTGGATGCCGCAGAAATGGACATGGATACCCCGTGAGTTACCCGGCGGTCGTGCCTCGTTCATTCACGTCTTTGAACCCGTGGAGGACGGGCAGACCCGCGGTGCAAATGTGTTTTACAGCGTGATGGAGCAGATGAAGATGCTCGACACGCTGCAGAACACGCAGCTGCAGAGCGCCATTGTGAAGGCGATGTATGCCGCCACCAT